AGAAGCCTCTGTAGCAAGCAATGCCTCAATATCGGCCTGCCGTTGTATTTTTTTGGCAAGAGTTTCGGCGGCAGCGGCATTGGAAATAACGGCAGCGTGTGCAATAGCCGCAGCAGCATCAGCGGCCAAAGTTGCCGTGTTTGCCATTATCAGCAAACGAGATTGCGTCCAAGTGATAGCCTGTTGTACCTTCACCAGCGCGAGGTAGCCAAGGTACGCGGTCAATATGCTTACGACCGTTTCGAGATTCTTTTCTAGGAAAATTACTGCATCAGACAGCGCGTGTATTGCAGACGTGATGCTCCGCGTCCCGCCGGACGTGTCCATCAGCGTACCGACCAGCATGGTCATGTTGTTCCTGAATACCGTGACCTCGCCAGTGATCGTGCGCGTCAACTCGGCCTGTTTGAGCAAGTCTGCGATTATGGCCGGATTACTCCAAGCCTTTGCCATGACTTCAGTTGTGATCTTGCCTTCCATCGACAGTTCGCGCAGGGCTGATTTCGGCACGTTCATCGACTTAGCCAATATCGCCATCATGTTCGGCATGGCCTCGCTGACAGCGCGGAATTCTTCGCCACCCAGCCTACCAGAGCCAAAGGCTTGCGAGAGTTGCAGCATGGCGCTGGCAGCTTCCACAGTTGTCGCGCCATACGCCTTAAGTCCAAGCGATACCGATTCTGTGATGCGGCTCACGTCCTGTTGGGTTGCTCCGTGCTGCTTGAGTGAGTTGGTCAGCCGGGTATAGAGCATGGTCGTTGCCTCTATCCCGGCCTGCGCTGACGTGGATATTCGCCGCACGTCTTCCATGCCCTTGGCGTACTCGGCTTGGGTCGATGTAGCGATCCGCAACTGTGCCGTGACCTTGGTGTAGCTGTCAGTCATGCGGCGCGCTTGGTCGATCATCAGGCCGATTGATAATCCCATGCCCAACTTGGCGAACTGGCTTTGCAACGATATGACGGATTTCTCCATCTTTCCGGTGGAGTCGCCGACAACCTTTTCGGCGCGGCGCATGTCATCACTAAGCCGGGCTAGACCTGCGAGTATTTGTATCTCAAGAACGCCAGCAGGTGTGCTCATTTCTCGCCCGCCATACGATATGACTGCATCATGTTCTTGATGCCTTTGGCTACAGCGTCACGGGTTTCTTGTGCCATTTCGGCAGGGGAATACGGCGCAGGACAATCTCTTGCCTTGGCTTTGTGGGATTCATTCAGGTAGGCGATGCTCAGATTTCTCACGGTGCGCGCCTCCCAAGAATTTAGTTCGATGCCGGTGTTTCGTTGCCAGCTTTCAATTTCAGAATGAGTCACCGGCGACTCACCCATTCCACCGCTCATCGTCGGGCCGATCTCGAACAGATAACCGACAATGTGACTGCACTCGCACGGCGGCATTTCAATTTCGCCTAATGCCTCTCTACGCGGTCTTTCAGGCTCTTTCGACTTATCGCCTTCAGACTTGTCCGGCGTAGTGTCAAGCCATGCACTATGCCGAACATACAACGCTATTTCGTCGTAGAGGCTTTCGTAAAATTTGCCCAGTCACCAACATACTTTGCAACCTGATCGGCGATGAAGCCGATGGTGATGTCGGAATAAACCGCAATCGCAAGATCATGGCCTTCAAGATCGTCGTATTCCATTCCTTCAAACGAAACGGTAACGTCAGACAGAAATTCCGCATTCTCAGCGGCCTTCTGCTCGGCGCTTTGCTCAGTCTTGCCCTTGCGCTTGAGTTTGTCGATCATGCGGTTCTGCTGGCGGGCTTGTGCTGCGGCATAAGGCTTTGAGCCTGGGCCGTACACGTTCACGGCAACACCAGCCATCAGTTCGTCGTTCGCATCCCGAAGTTCAAGGCGACTGGTCGGTTGTACTGCTTTGCTTTTGATGTCCATTTTTATATTCCTCGCAAGTTAATAAGTGACGGGGTAAACCGCCCCGCCTCGGATGTTGCTAGTACGCAGCCCGGTCTCCTGCGAGGGAGAACCAAGCCGCGCCTATGCTCTTATGCACGTTACACTGTGCCAATAATTGCGATGGTGTACGTCACAGAAGTTGTGCCGGCGCTGTTAAGCACCTTCAACATATCTGCTGTGGTCGCCGTTACAGCGAAGCCGTTCACGTCAGGTGCAACTACCATCAGCGCGCCACCCGGCTTAATTGCGGCAGTGTGGGTAGCAGCACCAAAGAACAACAGACAAGCCGCTGTAGCGTGGTTGCCGATAATCACATCGTTTGTGTTTCCGGCAGCAGCCGTGATGATGATTGCCTTGATCTTGGTGAAGGTAATCAAGTTGCCAAAGGCATCAGTGAGAACTCCGGCGAGGTCAAGGTTTTCTTCAGCAGATGCTGTGAGGGTTCTGGTGTCGGTGAAAACAGACTTCGCCTGATTCGCCCCGGTCCCATCTGTCAGCAGGTAATTTGCCCCGTACTGCACTGGGTAGCTTACCGAACCAACGTCAAGAGAGTTTGCGAATTCTGCGGCAAGCGAACACCCGACTTTTGCTGTCAAAGAGGTAGCCATGTCAGCCCCCTATTAAGCAGCAAGCGATTCGACGATACCAACACCAGTGTTCGATGTGGTAAGTTCGATGGTCGCGGTTGCGGTTGAGATGTTGTCCACTGAGCTAACATTGACCTTGAAGCTCATGGTCAAGCCTTGGAAGTAGTACACGTCGCCGGACGGAAGGGTGATCGAGAAAGCGTACAGGCTGTCAGACAGCGCGGCTGCTTTCATCAGGATTTGCCCGGCATCATCCGTGTCAAGGCCAAGAGCCACGCCGATAGAGCCTTCATTGAAGCCGCCCTTGAATTTCTGTTCGCCACGAGTGGCAATCGGCTTGTGTGTGACAAGCGAGAATGTGCGGCCAAATTCAGGGATGTTTGTTACCTCGCCCACGGTCGTGTACGAGAGTGCTGCATAACCCGCCACGTTGAAAGTGGCTGGTACGCCAGCCGAAATTTTCAAGAGCGTTGTTGCTGACGTTTCTACTGCCATGATGATTCTCCTTCAATGGGAACCCGCGATATACTGCGGGGTCGCTTCCGTCGTCTCGACGTGGGCGGGTTATAAAAATTGCACTTACATTTGATACTTTACTACAAAAACTTTAGACAAGCAAACGCTTACCTCTGAATCTGCCAGATGTTTCCCCGTTCGCAATCTGAGAATCAATAATTGCTTGAGCTTCTGGGTTTTCAACTTGCAATCCAGCTAAAGGTGCCGTGAACTCCACTGTATCGCCAATATTGGTAACCTCTGAAATAGGAGTGTACTGGATTACAGGTTCCGCCATAGCCGACCCGATGAACAACTGAGCGCGCTCGGTGTCTAGGTCGTATTTAAAGCCTTCGTTATATGGCCCCATCACGACACCGTTCACCTTGCCATTTACCGTTTTAAGCATAAAAACTTTCATGTCATCCTCCTGTTGTGTATAATTCGCTTCACGAGTTTCCTGCTCTCCATCCCTCGCGGGATACAAAATGTCAGGTAAAGCCCCTCTTCGGAGGGGCGTATTCTTTCTATCGTTGAAATTTTACCATGTAGTCCTTCGACTGCTGGTACACCGGCACAGCCCCATCATACAGGTCTGGGCCGTCCGTGTCTTGCAGAATGCTATCCGTCACGAAGCCGTTGATCGTTCCTCTGGTATTCGGCAAGGCTGTGCGTATCAATGCCATATAGGACTTCTGCAAGGCGTAGGTCGAGCATAGGACTGTCACCTGCACCCTGTCCGTCACCAGATAGGATGCGGCATTCATTGCCAAAGTGTTACGCTGTACCCCGGATATTTGCGTCACGGCGATTGCCGGCAGCACGGTATTGATCGGGATTGCACCTGCAAAGATACGGGCGGCAGGAATGACTGCGACAAGCGGTGCGTTCGCGGCGAGGAGGCTGCGGATTATGGCTGTGCCAGACATTATTCTTCCTCCCCTATCGCAATACTCTTCGTGTCCAGTCCATGCTTTTGCTCAAGCCGGTTGCGGATGAAGTTCGCAATCACCAGTATGGCGCGTTCGGATTCTGCGTCGAGTGCTGGGCGCATATAAGGCTTGCCTTTCATACCAGGATGGTTTACCGGCCCTTGTACCCATCGCCCATACTTTTCGATGTAAAGGCGATTGTTGTATTTCTTGCTACCGATCCTGTGTCCCACTGCTCCATATTCGATAATATGCGCGTAGTAGGTATCAGCCGTGGACTTGCGAGACTTCCCGCCAGCTCGGACGTATGCAACAACTTGCCCCTTGCGCAGATTGATTTTTGAACCGACGCGGATACTTTTTTTCAACGCACCAGCATAGCCGCCATAAATGCGCTTATTCTCTGAACTTGTCTCACCAACCGGACAGTTGGCTTTCGCTGCCTCCTTGACAACCTGCGCGCCTGCGGACAGGGCTGCGCGGAGCACGTTGCGCTCAATTTTTTGCGGTAGCTCCTGCATGAACTTGCCGAGTTCGGCAAGCCCTTTAATGTGCATCGTGTTTTTTAATGTGGTTTCAGTCATATCAGCTCGATTTCTTTTCGCAAAGGAATTCGACGGCCTCGCGGTTGCCAACCATCGCTGGCCCGCCGATGATCTGCCATGTCGCAGGGTCAGGTCGCATGATGATGAAGCGGCAGGATGCGTCAATGTCTGTGCGGTAGCGGAGCCTCACGCGCGCGCGGATGCTCGACAGAGTAATCACGTCCAGCAGACCCTCGTCGCGGCTTGGTAATTTATCCACAACTTCTGCCCATGCCAGCCCGACGAGCGCCCATGTCGTCACCTCGCCACCGTACACAGGGTCTGCGGTGATTACGGGACGCTCTATGCGGATGCGGGTGTTGAGGTTCATATCCTGCCCGTAACCCGCTCGCTATCCAACATCCCGTCGATGAATTGATTCGGCATGGCAATCAATGCCCCGCGTGTCGTTGCCGACATAACGAACTCGCTGCGGTTGTCCCACATCGTCCGTATCCGACAAAGCATCCAGTGCTTAATGCAGGCAGGAACGTCAGCAGCAGCCCCGTAGCCTGCGGTGAAGCGGATGGTCACAGAATTTGGTTGGTCGTACACAGAAGGCCATACGATGCCGTATGCTTCGACTATCTTGGTCGGGGAGTTGCGCGCCTTGCTGTCAATGATGTATTGGCTTGTTGCAAGCGTTTGTTCCGCGCCGAGGTAATCCAGATACTTGATATGCGTTACCGTTGAGCCTTGAATCGGTGGGAGTTGAATCGGATGGTCGAAGTCGTCGTCAAAGTAATCGAGCGTCTGGGTGATGAGGTAGCGGTGCAATTCCTGTTCGGCCTGCATACGCGCCGTCTTAATCATCATGTTCAGCAGCGGGTCGCTGGTCGTGTTGACGGTTGGAGCTTGCGCCCCTAGCGATGCGTCTGCGATGTTGTCTGTGTAGGTCGTTGCTGTGTTGTTTGAGATCGTGGTGAGCAGATAGTATGCCGAACCCCCCGCCAACGTCCTGTAGAGCTTCCTGGCGGTTGTCATTGCGCCGCCAAGAGGGATTGCTGTCAGTGATACCTGCCCGTTTACTGTTTTGTCAGCAACGGTGACGGGTGCGGTAGCCGTACCCAAGTCAGTCTCGCCATCGGCGGTCTGGAAACTTACACCATAACGGTGCGCCCCGTTGTCCACGTTGCCAGCGATAGGCGTTGTTGCCAAAGCAGCAGTCGGCGCGGAAGGCGGTAGCTCGAAGTTCATCTCGTCGAGTTGCAGCATGGCCTTTACCTCGCTGATCGAAACCGGCTCTGAGGTCGGCTGGGTGTAGACTACGATGGTCATGGCGATTCTTTCTTATTCGGATAGTATTCGCAATGAATTTCCACTAAATTATCCAGACGCAAATACAATGTCAAATTGACAACATTGTCAGGTATCTCGAATTTTGAACGCAAGTATTCAAATACTTCTTTCACGAGTTCTGGATTAGATGCGGTTGTCATTTCGTTTTAACCTCCAGCTCAAATTTACACCCGCCAACGAAGCAACCAAAGCGGATAATCAGCGCAGCCAGTTTTAAGCGCAGCCACAGCTCGTACTTGTTCACCGTGAGCGTGATGGTGAGGTTCTTCGTGATTTCGCGCACGGGGATTTTCATCGTATTGGTCATTTTGCTTTGGAGCGCGATGTCGTGGTGATCGTCGCCTTGTTCTCAACTACCGGAGCTTCACCGGCAATCTTCAGCGCACCCTTCGGCGCGCAGGCAATCAGGTACTCGCTGATTTCGGCAGTCGTTCCGGCCTCGAATGTCTCGGTGAACCGCCCGTCTTGCGAACCTTTGAATGTTTCAAGTATTTCACACTTCGCCATGGTCATCCTCCTTGAAAGATTTGTGCTGCTCTGCTATCGACTTGCCATGATCGTAACTTTGCTCAATGGCTTCCGCAGTCGGTAGTGTATCACGCTCTTTGAACGAAAGCGTAAGATGCCCGTTTTCTTCGATGTTGAAGCCCACGTCAACGCAATCATAACCGTACAGCCTGGCCGCTTGCGGGCAGTTTGAATCCATCAGCGAGGTGTTGGTTGGCAGGGCGATTTCAATCCCCCTTGCGTGAGCCTGCCCGAGCCAGAATTCAACACAGGCGCGGCCTTTCTCGGCTTTGTGGGTGCTATCATAGGAATAATCGAGGCCGAAGCAACTGATCTTCGTCGCCCCAACGTGAATCGCCAGCGCAATCGCATAGGCGGCGGTGTTGTTGAAGTAATCATGCCCCAAGTGGTTCAGCACGTCCTCAAGCGGGAATTCGACCAGCGCAGGGTAATCAGGATGCGCCCGGCTGGTCACAACAGGCACTTTGCTTGTCTTGAGCCAGTTCACCATCACGGCGATGTTGGTTGCGGGCGCGGCAGCGGTGCGGATAAGCTGGATGCGGATGTCGTCCATGTGGATAACAAGGTCGCAAGCGAATACGTCTCCCAATGCATTGATCGCCCATGTTTCATCGCAGAAGCCGTGCCGACCGCCCGCGCGCTTTACTTGGTCGGTGTATTGGTCTAGGGATGCACCGAGGCCGAGGATGGCGATGTGCTTCGATTTAATTGTTTCACTCATACCATCAACTCCCAATTTACATTCCCGCATTGTCCATCAAGCTCTTGCCTGGCCGGCATCGGGAAAAAGTGTGCCAGCTTTTCAATGTCGCCGCAGTCCATCGCCAGCACGGGCAGGTCGGCATTCACCTTCCGCACGATCACGCTGATATTGTAGCCATAAACCCCTACAGTTGCTTGGCTGCAATCGAATCCGGCAAGAATGAGCCGGTACAGCAGCAAGCCTTCGTTCCATAGCGACAGGTGGCCTCCAACGATGTTGTGCTTGGCTGGCGGAACGGTTACGCACAGAATGCCGCCGTCTTTCAGGTCAACGAAGCACTTTTCGAGGAACTTGCCGACGTTCGGCACATGCTCAAGAACATGGCTTGCCCAGATGCCGTCGAATGGCTCGAATGGGACGGTCATGTAGTCGCCGATGATGTCAGCAGGTGGGCGCAGGGATAACGTGGTGACTGCTATGCCAGCATCGCGCATGGCGGTGGCTTGCTCGTTGTCACCTGAGCCGATGTCAAGCACCGTGCCGAGGTCGTATTGGATGAAGCGGGATAGGGCTTCAGTTGCGAACATTTTGACTCCTCTCAACAGGATTAAGGGTGGCGGGTTTCACGCCGACAACGGTTGAGCGTTGCCCCATTGCCAACACAGTATCACACGTCTTTATTCGCGTCAACAAAAAAGGCGACACAGTTTCCCATGTCGCCCATTCATTGCGGTGAAACTGTTACGGGTTCGCCTGAGGCTGCAAAGCAGCGTCATGCAGAATCGCAGCAACGCCAACCACGCCTAGC